GGCCAGCTCCGTCTGCTGCGCCGTTGTGCCGATGACGTTGGCGATTTGCTGCAGAAGATTGCCGAGGACTTGTACGGTGACTGCTTCTTCGCGTGTTTCGGACTTGAAACTTTTGATTAGCTCTGTGATTCGGGTGATGTCTGTGGGCATAGTGTGAATTTTGAGTGTTGAATTTTGATTGGATGAGGACTTTGTTTGGTGGCTAGTGATTGTAGCGAACATACTTGTCGTCGAGTGAACGTGCGACGATGCCAAATTCGTGTGCGATGTTGTCGGCGAGGAAGTCGCGGAGATTCATGACGGAGGCGTAATACTTCCGTGAGAACCAAGGTTTCTTCTGACGCTTGCGCTCACGTCCGATGTCGCCTGAGTTGCCTCTTGGGATTTCCTTTCCGGTGCCAAAGTTCTGCCAAAGTCCGTATTCGAGGAAGGACTGCGAGAGTCCGATTTCGATGAAACGTCCGTCGGCTCTGACAGGGAGGGCTTTGAGTGAGCGTAGGAGTCGTCCTGTGTCGATGACGTTGAGGAGCGTAATCTGCTCGCACCAAATCGTGATCATGGTGCGGTTGAAGGCGAACACGAACTTTTCGCGCTCCTCACGCTGTTTGTCATTGCCATTCAGTTGGGTCATAGCGAAGGTCGGTATAAGTGTCTACTGCGATTTGGAAGAACGCACAGGCGCAGCCTGAGAAGAAGTATTGGTCGATTTCCTGAAAGGAGATGCGAGGGTCGAGGAAGATGTTGTGCTGCTCCTGCTTCGTCTTTTCGAGGATTAGCTTGCTCATGAACTGCCGGAACAGCTCGCGCATGATGTTCATGCACATCTGGCGTGCTTCCATGTCGAGAAGGGCGTGTCGCATTGCGAGGAAGACCGTCTTCACGCGGCGCGTGTGCGGACTGTTGTTCACCTCGATGTAGCCCTGGCTGATGTCGCTGACGGCGACAATGGCGGTGGCGGACTGCAGCTGCTGCAGGACTTCCTCGAAGCCGTCGAGTCCGGAGACCCGGGCAAAGACGAAGTCGTGAGCCTTGGCGAACTTGTTCTTTTCGGTGAGGGATGCAAAGAAAGCTGTGGCATCCCAATTGATGTTTGATTGTTGCATGGTGTTGTGTTTTGGGGCTTGGCTTGTTGATTGTTATTAAGCCTTACTGAGCCTTTCTAAGCCTTTTTAAGCCGTGGGTGCAAATTGGGCTGCTACTTTGTTTGGCGCTTGATGTCTTCGGCTTCCTTTGCCTTGGCGTCAAGCTCCGTGAGTGCACGCCATGTGTCCATGTTTAAGACTGCGTCTTCTTTGGTGATGTCGCCACCGGTGAGGGCACGAATCTGTGCGTTCATACTTTGGCGGAGCATCTCGCTGATGGGCGGTGTGTAGCCAAGTAGGTTCTGCTCGTTGGCTGACATCGGTTGCAGGAAGTGCGGAAACAGTCGGGCAAAGTATTGCTTCAGCGATGCGAACCAGTAGAAGGCACAGTATAGAATCGGGCGTGTCAGGCAGCGAGTCTTGATGCGTGGATATAGAAGCAGCGTGAGGTCTTTCAAGCGCTCCTCGTCCTTTGTTTGTAGGAAGCCCTGGTAGTAGTTGTCGCAGGATATAAACGTCGAGAACGGCACGCCTTGGAAGTCGGCTTCGAGCGGACGCGCCTTGCCTATCTTGGTGATGCGAGTCGGGAATGTCGGGAATGTCCTTAGGTAGTCGAGGGCTGCTGTGGCAGACTGGATCTGCTGAAGGGTAAGTGTGGCTTCCTGCTTCGGTCGGTGGCGCTGCTTGACGAAGAAGGAGCCGTTGGCGGTGCGGCACAAAAGCCGGAGGTCAGCCCATTTGAATAGGCAGACGGTAAGGACTTCTTCAATCTGCAGGCCGTGTGAGAGCAGACGGAAGAAAAAGAGGAGTTGGCTGTCGGATAAGGACTGCCAATCTTTGGGTAGTGATATATTAAAAAATGCTTCCATACTGCGAAAGTATGAAAGCATTTGTATGGGGGAAAAGACAAGTTAGATGTCGTCGTATATTATTGATGATTTCTCTAATTCCATTTTCTTTAGATTAATAGCATCTTCATATCCTATAAATATATTTTTATATGGAGAAATGCTTATTCCTATAGTACCTTCCTCCAGTTTAAAATAACAGGAATAGTGACATTTATCTTCTTCGATAGCTTGAATTTCATTGCCGTCATTTTCTTTATATGGTGAACTAAAAAAGTTGAAGTCATCATGGGGTTCTCCGTATTTATTTATATAATATTGCTTATATTCTAAATAATTATTTTTAATGGTTGACCAATCGTTTCCATCTTGGCTAAACGTAACCCCAACTTTCCATACTGTTTCTGTTTTAGGAGAAAACAATACTAATATTGTTGCTTCTTTGCCAGTGAAAACACCGCTCATTACATATCCCGAGTCTAATTTATCTCTTAGCTTATACCCTTTCTCTTCCAGTTTTTCCACAAACATAGAAACATGACCATCTACAGGTATTCCTTTAAAAGTAATATGCGATTGTGCAGACAAAAGCAATGAGTTTACAGTTAGAATTAACAATAGAAATAGCTTTTTCATAATTTGTATTTTATTATTCTTCTGCAAAGATACAAAATTATTTAGAAGAAGAAACCTCCGGATTGTTTTTTATTTTTGTAGCCGTGATCCTCGAAGAGTCGGGCGGTGTCAGAATCCTTCCACTCTGTGAACACGTTTGCCGGAGCGGTGCGAATGAAGTTGACAGCGTCGATGATGCTCGGGATTGGGAACTCGTTCGTGCGGAGTATCGAGAACTCAATGGCTGCGATGCGTTGGTACAAGCGCTGATACCTTGCAGGGTCGGCGGTGGTGCCCCATTGCTTCAGGATGTTGCATTGGCGAAGGGAGTCCATGAGTTCGCGACTGAAGAACTCCGCTTCGAGTCGGCTTTCAATGTCGAGTAGCTGGGCGTGAATCTCCATGAAACGCTGCCAGATGTGTTCGGTGTAGCCGAGGTGCTGAACGGTGTCAAGGTCGGCGAACATTGTGGCGGAGAAGTATCGGAACTGCTCCGAGTCGGTCCACTGGTGGGCTGCAGGGAGCATGGAGAGGATGATCGTGAGGGCATCGTCGCGCAGCTTTTCAAGTCCGGCAAGAAGCCGGTCGACACGCTCCTTGGATGCCGGGACTATGTTCTGATTGTTGACTATTCCGAAGCCGTTCGGGGTGAGGATAAGGTCGAGTTGTGGCACGGCGTGAAGCATGGCATCGGCTGCGACAGCCATGCGGCAATGGTGTAGGAGTGGCGAAGATTCGTCTTCTGTGATTATCTTTTCCAGTACCTTTGATGAAAGGAAAGTCTGGGTCAGCCACGTCTCTGACTGCTGCAGATGATATGCGATTTTGTCGAAGAGAGAGAGTTCCCCGGCAACCGCTTTGAGGGTGTTAGGAACGTATTTTTGCAATATTTCATTGCTGCTTATCAGTGTCTTCATTATTGCCTTGTTTATTGAGTGAAACCTGCTTTGCATCCTTATTCTCATCAAGCGTAGTAAGCTGAATGAAAGGACAGTCGGGCGTTACGTTCTGCCATTTGTTGAAGCGTATGATTAGTCGGTGAACGCCGAAGAGAAGGTCGTGATAAGGCTTCTGCAGAGCCTGTGCGATGGTGTAAAGCTCTCGTTTGTCGCTGCCGGAGTTATTGGTCTGCGACTTGCCCGGCACCGAACCTACGAGGTTGGAGTGGACTCGCATCGTGAAGCACATCATATTTACCGCCTCGATGATGTCTGTCGCCCAGTCGCCTCCCTCCTTGTCCGTCTCGATCTTGTTGATTACCACGTCGTGCTGCTCCTCACCATTGGGTGAAACATAGAACGTGGAGAAGAGCACCTTGCCGCTGTTCTCCATGCCAGTGAGGAAGTTGATGATATTGTCCTTTTCCTGAAAGACACGCTCCTGCTGCTTGACACGATCCGTGATGCCCTCGACCTTGAAGATGTTATTCCAAAAGGAGTTGGCAATCTCTATGTGGTACTTGATGGGCGCGGAGTTGCGGAGCTTCGCTTCCTTTGCCACTCCGATAAGCTGCTTGATGTCGTACCACTTGCCTTTGAAAAGAGCTGCGTAGTACGGTATGGGATAATACGTGTTGTCGGGCGTGGGTATGCGACTGACGACAGCAAACTTCTTGATTTTCTTTGAGCGGCTTTGCAGATCCGTGAACGGCGCTTGTGGGTTGAGTAGTTCGATGCGCTCGATGTTCTCCGGACTGACCGTGTTTCGCCAGTTGGCATAGAGGATGTAAGGTATCACACCGGACTTGTCTGCAGGAGCAAAGCGGACATAGCACGCCTGTTTGCGCACGATGCGGACAATGCGACTGGCATCCTCATTGAGGATGATCACGCTGACGCAGAACCCGAAGTGCTTAAAGTCCTGGCACACTCCGAGGAAGTATGAAGCGATGTCGTTGTCAGATGTGAAGTCGTCGACTTCCGATCTGACTTGTTCGGTGGCTTG